TGATGGCAGATCATCTCGCTGCGTCTGAGCAGAAAGTGAAGGAGTGTTCACCGTAACCCCTGCCGGAAAAACAAAATAATCCAACAGCAAAAAATTATGGGCCATCAAATAGTCCAGGTATTTTTCATCACCATAAACTTTTTTTGCGATCATATCCCAGGTGTCCCCCTGAATCGTCCGATAGGCTTCGTTCATATGAAATCAGCTCCTTTTCCAAACTTTTTACGTATTCACACGTATTTTACTTGACATACGTATTTATACGTGCTATAATATTAACATAAGAGAGGAGGTAATATGAATACTCAGGAGTTAATCAAAAAATTAAAAAAGAACCAATGCTACATTCTGAGGCATGGCAGTCGCCATGATGTATGGTACAGTGAAATAACTGGCAAGCAATTCACAGTACCACGCCACAAAGCAGAGGTTCCTACAGGAACGGTAAACAACATACTGAAGGATGCGGGGCTTAAATAGCCCCGGCCCTTTTATCATATTTTTATAGAATAACAAGGAGGAGTCAATTATGTCCAAATATGCTTATCCCGCAGTTTTTACTCTTGAAGAGGATGGTACCTATTCCATTATTTTTCCAGACTTAGAAGGCTGTTACACCTGTGGAGACAGTCTGGAAGATGGAATCGAAATGGCCGAGGATGCTTTGGCTCTCACCCTCTATGGGTACGAAAAAGAGGGGCGAGAAATCCCCAAAGCATCTGTTCCTACGGCTATTACAGTATCCGAAAATGAATTTGTTAATTTTATCGCCTGTGATACCATGGCTTACCGAAAAATGTATAATAATAAAGCCGTCAAAAAAACGCTTACCATTCCAGAGTGGTTAAACGAAGCCGCAACTTCTATGGGGCTCAACTTTTCTCAGGTACTCCAGGAAGCTCTTATTTCTAAAATTCAAATGCATTGATCCTCTTTCTCTTAGGCCGCCTATCATAGGCGGTCTTTTTAAAACGCCTGTCTGTACTGTTCCCTTTTAAATCGCTCCATGTATTCCACGAACCGCTCATAAGATATGTTCAGTCCTTCCATTACCTGCTCTTTTACATTCTCCCCGGACTGTATATGAATAACAGGTGAAAATACAGGCGCCGCAGGCACAGCTTGGGAATGAGACTGTGACGCCACTCCTGCTGCATTTAATTCTCCTGCCATGCGTCCATAATTATTCCGATCGTAAGCACCCAACAGTTCTCCTGCCTGCTTCCACAAATTCATGGAGCGTTTCGACCCATCTATAGGGATCGCCATCTCCGGGCTTTCCTCCGCAAACCATGATAGCGTTGGGCGAGCAATCAGACCACCTTTTGCATAGTGAGGGATATCCTCCCCGGTTTTTCCTGCTGCAGATAACCTCACGTTCACTTTACCCGTCACGGAAAAGCTTCCGAATTGCCGGTCAAGTTCAGCCTGCGTTTCCTCCCTTAAACTCCCTACTGCCTGTGTTACAGAATCTGTGCTGTTTAGGATTCCATTTCCAAGCGCCTCCGGTATCTTTCCGCCTGCATTTTCATATTCACTCAGTATGGAGGCGTATGTTTCATCTTCCGTCATACCTCCCAAAAGTGAATAGATCGCATCTGTGTTTCCTGCTACAGCTCCAATCTGGGCCGCTGTTTGAAAACTTTCCATGAACGCCTGTGGAATTTCTTCTCCCTTTTCCTCCATCTGACGTTTCATTTCTGCCAGCTGTTCAAATTGGGGTTCAATCGTATCCCATAAATCTTGGATTGCTTTCTGCGATACATCGCTTAATCCCTGTGCGTCCATCCAGGGCTGAATCTGAGCTGCTGTCCAATCCGCCAGTTGCTCGTCACCTTGTACATGGTTCTGCATGGCTGATGCCATGGCCTGTTTCAATGCTTCCTGCATTTCTGGAAGAATGTTATCCAGTTCTTGGCCATATGCTTCTTTAATGGACTGGGCTGTAAACGATACACCGCTCATGTCCAATTCCATCTGTTGAGAAGCAAACGCATCCTGTATCTCCTGTTTGCGTTTGGCAACCCATTGCCCATCTTTTCCTTCTCTGTCTGCCTGAAGTTCTACACTTGCAAGGCTCCATTCCGTTGACTGCTGCAGAGCTGCTTTCTGTTCTGCGGCAGCCGACTGGATCTCTGCCTGTAAGTTTTGGAACGTCTCCGGATCCAGCTCTTTTCCGCTGTATTCCATAACAATCCGTTCCATCTTGGCATTAAACTGTGCTTTGGATACCTGCTGGGTGACGTCTGCCAGCTTTTTCTGTAACTCCTGAATCGTTCTGGCTTCATCTATATCGATGATTCCATCCTCCATGGCCGCGCTGTATGCATCACCCAGCTGCCTGCCAAGCTCCTGAACTTCTCCATTGATGGATGCATACATACTGTCAAATCCAGCGATCAGTTCATTCCCAGCTGCATTATCCTTTCCAAACAGAGCCTGCACACTGATCTGCGTAGTGTACTGCGACTGCTCTACGATCTGAAGAGCGCTCTGGATCGATTCATTTACCGCAGACGCATAATCCTGCAGCTCACCCTCGTCCAGTCCAAAACCCATTCCGATTTTCCAGTTCAGCTTGTCCAGTTCTTTTCCAGCCTGCTGGAAGCTCTCGGACAGATCCTTGACCTTATCCATTTCTTCTATCGATGCCAATGCATGATCCAGATTTCCATTATCTATAATCATCCTGGCCGTCTGGTCTAGTTCTTCCATGGAAAGGGTAATATCTCCAAATCGCTTATTCAAATCCGCCTTTTTAAGTTGTTTATTGTGTGCCTTTATGGCCGTGGCAACGCCCGCTATTCCTCCGATCGTAACACCGGCTAATGCTACTGGCCATGCACTGAGCATTCCCGAAAGGTTCCCTAATAATTTAATGCCTGCCTGTGCCGTTTGTACGCCCTTAAATGTCGCTAGTGCTCCCGTAATTCCCACGATCGTCCCCTGGATTGCTTCCGGATGATCCAGGCTCCATTCTCCAAACTCTAAAATGGGCGAGACCCATTCCTTTGCACTCTCTCCGGCCTCCTTCATCTCACGGCGGATGGTAGGAAGATTTTCTTTCAGGTTCTCTGTAAGGATCCCGATTCCCTCAGTGGCATCCTGGGTCAATCCCCTTAATTCTTCCGAGAATCCCCCATATGCTTCGATTCCCAGCCCCTGAGCAGCGCTAGAAAGAATCGTCAAATCTCCTTTCAAGTTATTCAAGCGGATCTTAGACATTTCCTGCGCGGCTCCAGTACTGTGATCGATCGCTTGTGCCAATTTATCAAAATCTTCCTGAGAAGCATTGACGATTGCAAGCAATGCGGACATTCCCTCTTTCCCGGCAATCCCCGCAGCATATTCCGCTTTCTGGGCTTCTGACAGCTTTGCAAATCCTTCCCTTGCATCCCCAAGAAGTTCCCGAAGAGAGACAATATTTCCATTGCTGTCTGTCAAGGATAAGGACAGGTCATCCATGTATCCCTGCATCTGCTCCGTAGGCTTTGCAAGATTCGTCAGGGCAGCTCTTAACGCCGTTCCGGCCTTTTCTCCCTTAATATTTGCATTTGCCATCAATCCGGCCGCGATCGCAACATCTTCATATGAATATTTGAGTGCCCCGGCCACAGGTGCTACATACTCAAGGGTTCCTCCCAGCCCCGCTACATCTGTATTGGAGGCAGCGGCTGCCTGGGCCAGCACGTCCGCAAACCGTGCTGCCTCACTGGCATTTTTCCCAAATGCAGTCAGTGTTCCCGTTACGATTTCAGAAGACAGAGCCAATCCCTCTCCGGATGCCGCAGCCAGATACATCACTCCCGGCAGGCCGTCTAACATCTGCTGCGTGGTCCATCCGGCTGATGCCATGTATTCCAATCCCTGTCCGGCTTCCTCTGCCGTAAACTGGGTGGTTTCCCCCATCTCCTTTGCCAGACTGGTCAGCTTCCGCATATCTGCTTCCGAAGCCTGTGAAATAGCCTGTACAGTACTCATCTGGCTTTCAAAGCCCATTCCGGTCATAGTGGCTGCTCCCAGTGCAGCCGTTATACCTAATGCCGCCGACTTGCTTCCTTTCACCATAGCGTCAAATGCACGGTCGGATACTTTTGCCAGACTGTTGATTCCTTTCACGCTCATGCCGCCAAAGGAATCCCCTATTTTCTGCGCTGACAGTCCGGCGTTCTTTTCCAGATGGTCGATCTCCTTACGAGCCCTTCTGATAGATGCTTCCAAAGACCGGTCCGTTCCGCCCGCGATCATGATCTCCAATTCATATTTTTTCTTTTTGTCCGCCATCTGTCATCGCCTCTTTCTGCTGTCATTTTTTATTATTTCGCGTTCCTGTCTGGCTGTTTCTATTGTATCCTGGACATAGTGGATAGCTGTCGGAAGCGGCAGCATCAAAAAGAACTGCGGGCCGGACCTTGAATACCGCCCCGCAGATATAAATGTCCGGTTCATTTCCCTGATATCGGGAAGTCCGGCTATGCCGCAAGGAAGAAAAAACGGTATACCCGGTTCTTCAGTGTAACACTGTCTTTGGCCTTGATCTTGTAAATTGCTTCCAAGGGATATCCCGTTATACGGGAAGCAATGATCTGAGCGAACAACAGCTTTCCCTCCTGCATGACAAGTCCTTCTCCACCCTGAGTCTCATACAGATTGTAAACCACATTCAGTTCTTCCCCTGTCATTTCCCGAAGTTTTGACAGATCCAGTTCCCTGATCTCCTGTCCCTGCCATTCCACAGGTATTGTAAGCTTCAACTTCAAAAAATCGTTTTTCTGTTCTGCCATATGTTCCTCCTTTAACACATATCACGGACTTCTTTTAAAATGTCCTTTCCGTTGATGATAAACACTCCGTTCAGACGGTCGATTTCAAGCATTGTCTTATTGCCTAAAACGATCTTATAGTAACTCAGCCCAAGGGTCACGCTGGAATCCATACGCCCTCCTGATTTCATAGTACCAGGCGAAAACTGCTTTAAGATTCCGCGGACAGAAATACTTACATTCTGGTACTGCACAGCTCCGCTTCCTGCATTTGTCCCTTGCAAGGCTCCATTCAGAGTCAGATCGGTTGCCTCCGTTGGGTCCATGATCGAGAAAATGTCCTCACACAGCGACATAAAACCGATCTGCATCTCCA